CGTACAAAACTATTTGCCATATTTTATTAAATTCCTTGTATTTATTCGTTTATCTCTTCTAAAAGGGGTACTTTATTGTTATCTAGGATTCTCAAAGAGTAATCTTTGGTCTTTAGGTATCTCTTTTTGAAGTTTTTGGTCAAGATTTAAAGAGTATTTTTCTAGCTCATTTCCTGTAAATACTTTACCATCTATTTCAATGAAGGCATTTAACATAATATAATCTTTTGCCGCTCTTTCATAATCTCTAATAACCGACAATAGATAATCATTACCTTCATATTTTCCTGCTATCATTCTATTTCTAGCATAATAAGTATTATATACTGAATTAGGATTTTCTAATTCATATTGAAATCTCTCATTTAAAGTCATTCCATCATACAATCTAATATGTGCTTTTACTTCCTGTAAAGCCTCATACATTGTAGCACCTTCGTGGAATGTTAAAGTCTTTTTATTATCACCTATAGGATAGTGTAAGTACAATCCATTCTTAGCTTTATTATACACTTCTTTTACTTGTACTAACTTAATCTCTTTCATATTTTGTCTTTTTCCTAAACCTACATCAAAAGTAAATGCAGGTCTTTCCCACCCAATAGAAGAACCTTGTAAAATATTTAAAGCTCTAGGTGAAAGAGTTATTTTATTTCCTTTACTATCTACCATTTGTGAACTCCAATGAACTGTCGTTGGAAACGTATCTTGTAAGTCGCCTAATATTAATCCTTTAGGTTTAGGATAAAAATTTCCTAATGGGTCTCTTCTTCTTGATAATGAATTACCATAATTTAATATAGAATATTTATTACCCATTTGTTCATTAATCCAATGCAATAACGCATAAGGAGTAGAAGTTTTAATATGGTCAAGCCAAGTCATTATTTGAGCTTCTCCTTCAGCAATAACTTTATTTTGCCATCTCCATTGTGTTGCTAATGGAATTTGTTTAGAACTTAATTTTCCTGTATAAGTTTCTAATTTATTTAAGGCTTCATTTGTTTCTCCTTCTTTTGCATCTGTCTGCATAACTATTCCCATCATATTAAAGAAATCTCTTGTCATTAATTGACTTGAAAATACATTAGACCACACTAAGAAACTTGTACTTGCCATATGTGTAAAGAAATCAGTTACCATAGATTGTTCTACACTGTGTTTTGGGTCACTCCACATATCAGCAAATTCTTCTGCTTGTTCTTGAATAATAGCTGAAACCATAAATGGAATTGTTAATGGGAACAGCCTCATCATACTTACATATTTTTGATTTCCTTCATCATCAGTTATAATAAAAGCTAATCTTTTTTTAGGGTCTTTATCTCTTATACCTGTAAGCATACCATTCATAGCCATATATGTTGCTACACCATATGTCGTAGCACCTAGCCATTTTATTCCACTAGCTTTACTTCTAACTACAGGGTCAGATGCAGTAGTCATCGCTCTAAATTCCATATTTAATTTATTTATAACGGGAGTCATTTTCCAACCATCTTTAAATAAAGTTATTGGAGTTTTAAGAAAGTGTAAACCTGTTAATACTCTTACAAGCGGATATTTATTTGCATTTTGCATTAACCAATTTCCTAAGTTTGCCACACTTTGTTGTTGGTCAGGATAAAACTGGTTAGCATCAAGAGCTTCATTTTTTAATGCTCCTGTAAAGGTACTAACTCTAGCTCTGTACGTTGGGTCATTAACTACAGATTTAGTTAGCATATCTAAATCTAAAATTTCTTTTTCATTAAATGTTCTTGTTTGTCTAAAATTACCAAATTCATCTTCATACTGCATATATAATTCTTGAAATTTCTTTTCAAAAGAATTTAATTCTACATTTTGTTTTTCTAATTTTAATAACTCTTTATTTAATTTAGCTAATAATTTTTCATTAGGAGCATCTTTAGCATTTTCCCATCTTATATTTTGTTTTAAATCTCTTATATTTTCTTCTTGTCTAACAGCTTTTAACTTATTCCATTTAGTTCTTTTTTTCCATAATTCAGGATAAGATGCTCTAATTCTTTGATTAACTGCCGCTACTCTAGCCGCTCTTTGAAAAATATTTTTCATAAAAGCATCACCTGTTTGAAGTCCTCTTAAAGTAGTGTAAACTAATTTAGCTAATGGTGTTAAGGCTTTAGCAGATATTTGTTTAAAAGTGCTATCAGTTTCTTTTAGTTGTTTTAACCAAGTTTCCATACTATGAAGTTTAGTACCATCTAATCTGTGTTCTAAAATATCACCAATATTTTGTTTTGTTTTCCAAGCAAGTTTAGCTTTTTTAAAGCCCATATTAAATACTCTAAATTGAGCTGTCATTAAATCGGTTGCCATTTGTATTTGATTCCAACCCATTCTAAAATCACCTTTTCCCATACTCATAATACCTGAGAAATAATCTTCAGCCCAACCCATTTGGTATCTAATTACAGCAGATAAAATGTTTACTTCGTGTGTTGTTAAATCACCTAGTAAATTAGCTGTTGCATATTCATTCCAAGCATCAAAGAAAGTTATTTTTTTATCTTTCATTTTTCTATTGACACCATTAATCATTTTTCTCATAGCCCAATCATTCATTCCACCTGCAACTTCAGCTAAAGCCTTTAACGCATTTAACTGTTTATTAAGGGGAAGTTTTTGGATTTGTTCAATAAGGAAAGGTAAACCATCATTAATAGCATTGTCTGTATCAATCCGTAATCTGTCTGCATCAGATAGTTCAGACATTAATCTTTGTTGGTTTAGTGCATCAGATACACCTTCTATGTTTTTGATATGTGAATTAGTTAATACCATTTTTTGTTTAATGGTACTTAATAATTTATTTTTTATTGAATTTTTTTCTTTTGGAGTTACAGCTTCATCAGCTAATGCTCTTAGTTGTCTAATTTTATGTCCTACTGCTAATATATTATGTCTACTTGCAAATATAGTTTTAGCTAAATGTGGAGCAACTCTGTTTACTAATAATAATTCTTCAGCAAATTTCTTTTGATTATTCCATAAATCTAAACCTGATTTTCTAATAGTTTCTAATAATCCTTTTCTTTCTGTTCTTCTAAGTGAACCATCTTTATCTAATTTTTCAACTATGTTTTCAAGTTCATTTCTTAAATTAATATCTTTAACTTTACTTAAATTAATAAACGGAGTTCTTCTATTAAGCTCTTCAACTTTTTTATTAATTGTTGGAGTTTCATCAGGTTTTGGTTTTACCTTAACTTCATCAGGAGCTTTTAAATTTGGTTTTTTCTTTCTACTAACAGAAGTTAATTCTGATACTTTAAATAATTTAGTTTTTTGTGCACCATCTTTAGAAACAAATAAAACTTTAGCTTCATCACCATTAATAGATAATACTGTTCCAATATTTCCTCTATCAGGAGATTTAACTTTTGTTCCTACATCAACTGGTTCATATTCTTTTACTTTACCAGTTTTCCCTGAATAAGATTTATTTTTCTTACTAGCCGCACTACCAAAATCTCTTGTGGTGTCTCCTAAGAAACCATCACCTTTATCATAAAATTTTCCTGCTATTCCTTTAGTTCCCCAATAAGACATACCTGCACCGACAGTACCTTGAGCCACACCACTTCCTAATGTTGCTATTAAAGTACGAGTAAGATTGTAGTCAGTCATCATATTAGCGTCAATTTCAGCCGTTTGTCTAGCTAAATCCGCACTACCACCTATAGCCATTCCTGCCGCAAATTCTTTTGCACCAATACTTAAAGCCGCTTTCTTTTGAGCTTCTTTTATAAATGCTTGTCTAGCAACTGCCGTAGTAGTTTTAGCGGCTGTTGAAGCCACTACTTTTCCTGCACCTAAAGTATATAAGTTTACAGGGTCTAATACGAGAGCGGGTACAAAATCTTTAGCCCATCTCCAAAAAGGAATCCCACCTCTTCCCCAATAAGGAAGGTCAGCATATAATTGAGTTATTTCAGCCCAATCACCTTTATATTCAGTATTTTTAGAAAGAACATTTCCTACGTCCATTCCAATACCAACAGTATTCCATTCACTCCAAATTCTATCAGAATAAAATTTATGTATTAATTCTTGTTTACCCATATTCTTTACTTCAGTATCGTGGTAATTATAAAATCTTCTAAGTTTCATTTCAAAATCATCAGACATTAATTTTTCAAGAGCCATTTTTTGTTTTTCAGCTTTTTTCATAGCGTCATACTTACGCTTTTCTTCATCACTACGTCTGATTAAAAAATCATAATTATAAATATCGTCAATACTACGAACATCAACAGTGTTATTTTGTTCTGCTCCTGTAAAACTAACATTTGAGTTATATATTGGTTTATCTATTGACATATTTTATTATTTATTTCCTAATGTTTTATTTACCATTTGACCAAAATCTTCTGAAGACATATTAAAGATTTGAGCTAAGGCTGTTATAGATTCAGGTTTAAATTCTTTAATACTCCACAATAATCCTTGTGTCGCTTCTCTACCTAAAATAGTTTCTAATCCTTGTTTAAAGGCTAAATTTTGAGCTTCTATACTTTCTGTTTTTTCATTACCCCAAGTAAGAAGTTTATTTTCTACAACACTTGGTAAAGTAATTGTATCTGTAAATGCTCCTATAGTATCAGAAAGAACTGAAAGCTGTTCGCTATAATCTTTTGTTTCTAAACCTAAGCCTTCCATTATCTCTGCAATAATAGTTTCACCAAATTCAGGGTTTTGTGCTATTAAAGATTTAAAACCTGCATCATTAATTAATTCTCTATATGCTTGAGAATTTGCAATAACATCAGCAATAGACATTAAATCTCTATCTGCTTCTATTTGATATTTTTGTATTTCAGAAGTGTTGTCAGTAGGATTTATAACTTTCATTTGTTCTACTACATCTTTAACAACAGCATTATAATATTCTGTTGGTACGGCTTCTAAATCAAATCCTGCTTCTTCTTCTAATTCCATAAGATTTTTAAATGAAGTTAGCCAAGCATCATTGTCATATATTTTTAATTTTTCTTCATACTTAGCATTAATCCATTTTTCTTTTTTCTCAAACCATTTCAGTTGGTCTTCAGGATTTGCAGTTTTATCAGGTCTTTTATTTTTATCTTTCTTAATCCACTCTATATATTCTGCACGAACATCTTTTTCTACTCTATCTACTATCATTTGTGTTACTTTACCATCATCATATTTAGCAAGAGCGGGTATTTTACCTTTTAATATTACTGCTAATTTTGCATTAAGTTCACTTACGTCTTTATCTTCATAAGGATTTTCCCAACCATATGCAGAGTTTTTCTCAGCATTAATTTGTTCTTTTAATAGACTTGTTATAGTAGATTCTGTTGCTCCATATTTTTTAGCTTCTTCTAATAAACCATCTTTATTATTCCACTCACCTTTCATAACTTCTTCTGTTAATTTTAAAATTTCACCACTTTGCTCATTAACTTTACCTGAAGCTATTACAATTTGATTGTAAGTAGTATATAAATCGGGGTGAGTTTCTTCTAATGTTTTTAGAAATTTCTTTTTTTCTTCTTCATTGTCAGCATTAATTATATTTATTAATAAATCTCTTCTTTCACTTACATATGCTCTTTCATCATTTTGATACCTTTGATTTTCTAAAGTTATCATTTTCTTTTCAATACTACCTAGTAACTGGACAGTTTCTTTTTTACCAATAGAAAATAAAGAATCTAATTCATTTCCTTTTGCATCAACTCTTTTATCGTAGATAATAGATTTAGCAATTTCTAAATCTTCTTGTGTTTCAGCATCAGTATATAATTTATAAGCATATTCATACATAGCCTTGTTAGCTGTTTCTTTACTTATAAATTGATTTTCTTTATATCCATCTACTTTAGGAAGGTCTGCAATATAAGAGTTCATAATAGCCCATAAATCTGAGCTCTTAACTTTCTTTTTTGCCGCATTTTCTGTAATAATATGTGCGTCTATAACTCCGTGTATACCTTCTACTTTTTTACTTTCTCTAAATTCTCCTCTTAATTTAGCATCTTCTTGTAATTCTGTAGCTTTATATTTATTAAATATAGTAGCAAAACCTGTAGTCCAAGCTGAACTTTTATCTGTAAATTTAGGAAGATGTCCTTTCCAAAATGTCTCAATACTTATACCATCTTCTATGCTGTAATCTCCCGCCGCTTTAGCTTCATTAATCTTTTTAATAACTTCACCTGCTTCAAATGTTCCTGCATATCCATCAACAACTGCTTTAACATATTTACCTTCTAAATCAGGGTGTTTACCATCAAGTATTTCTTTAGATATTGCATCAGCAGTCATACCTGACGCATAAAGACCTTGTACTTTTATAGCGGCATCATCTTGTTTTTTGTCTATATAAGTATCAACATAGTTCTTAAAAGCAGGATTAAAGTCTTCTTTAAGAGCTTTAACAATCTGAGTTAATTCTGTAGTTGTGTTGCTTTTAGGAGCTCCTTTGAATCCTGAGCCCATATACTTATTAGTTACTTGTGATTTATATGCCATATTATGTTTTATACCATTTACCTTGTCGTTTTAAGTTTTCTGTTTGATAATTAACTCCTGCACTAGCAATTTGTAATCCTGTTCCTATTAGACTAGGTTCAGTAGGAGAAGTAAGACTACTATATCCTTTAACCAAATTAGCATATGCTTCATTCTCTTGGTTTTGTAATGTAACCATATCTTTATTATATTGAAAACCAATGTAGTTATAATCTAAATCTGCCGCACCTGAAATATCTTGTACTACTCTAAATGGATTTCCAAATCCTGCATTAAGAGCCATAGCTATATTTTTATTTTTTTCTTGTTTAATTTTAAATTCTTCTAATGATTTTTCTCTAAGAGCATTTCCACCTTCATTATCAATTTTCTGTAAATCATATAAGTAGGCTTCATTGTAGTGACCCATAGCAACTTGATTATCGGCTCTTTTCATTTTAGCCGCATTTTTCTTATCTTGATAATCCATTACAGTTGTACCAACTGAAATAGCGGTGCTTATCATCATCATTGTAGCGGGGTCAGGTGAACACATTATTCTTTATTTATCTCCTTTATCATTAGTAAAAAGGGTAGTTTTCCTACCCCAAATTGTTTAATTTCTTCTTTAGGTTCAAAGCCTAGAAACTGTAGCCATTTTAATGACTTCCAATTTCTTCTATCAACCCAGTTGTATATATAAGTATATCCTTTACTCATTTTAGATACCCAGTAAGGACATTCTTTAATAAATTGTTTTGTATGTTTGAATAAGTCTTCACTTGATAATAACCAAGCTACTCCATATTCAGGGTCTTTTGTTGGAGAAACCCCAAACATACCTATAACTCCTTCACTGGCTGTGCCAATGATTGTGTAATGTCTACTTCCATCATAAGTGAAAGGTATTACTAAAGACTCTAACGGAGTTTTTCCGTGAGAGGCTTTTATTTCTTCCCTATCTGCTGTTCGCATTTTAGGTGCTAATTCTAATGCGTCAGCTAATACTGCGGGACGTACATAGTTTTCTTTTTCCATTATATCCTTGTTGCTCTGTTATGGTATAAACCTTCTACTTCAGCACTTGCTATATACATAGGTAAATGCGAACTAGAGATAATGTCAAAAGTAAAATCGGTATTTCTACATTGTATTGGTACTTTAATAGTTCCTGAAGACAATGCGGCAGACCCAATGGTACTACCTGATGTCCCTAGAACATATCCGTTCATTACAGTTGTAGATTTACTTCTATTCTCAGGTGTTACTTCTGCTGTGAAGAAACCTGAATTTTCGTAAGTTAATGCTATATTTCTAACTTGGTAACGACCTGTAGTTACAGCTAAAAGTCCTCTACCAGTATTTTCTCTAACGTATTGTGTTGATAAGGTATACTTAGATTCAAAAGGCACACCTATCCATAAATCTGTATGGTTTCCTTCTAAAGTATAATTAGAACCACTAACAAATGTTAAAGCATAATCTGCTCCATCAGTTTTATCTACAGCTTTTAAACCTGTTTTAGCTCCATACGGAGAAGTTACAGTTGTTAAACCTGTTGTACTAGAATATGAACCTGTAACTGAAGTTCTTTTATCAAGATATACTCCGTGTCCTAATGTTGCATCTTTTAAATTTCTTAAATCTATTTTAAATAATTTTGTATCTTGTCCTTCAATAGTAAATAAATAAATATTACTTTCTACAGACATACCACCTAATATTTTAACACCACTAAATTCCCATTTAGACCAAGCGGTTTGCACTTTTTCTCCACCATCAAAGAAATATTTATAAATATACATAGTATCAGCATTAGTTGCTGTTATGTCTGAACCTATAGTATAAGGTGCAACTTGTGTGTCTGCTGTGTCATCACATAGAATTGCCATACAATCTTCAACAGTATTACTTACAATTTGATACGCATTAGAAGGTATTAGACTTTGTACTGAAACTGAAATATCTAAACCATCATTTGTCAATGTATCATCATCAGCATAGTATTCTCTTATTGCTGTGTTGTTTGTTCTAGCTTGAGCAAAGTAAGCAAACTTACCCGCCGCAATAGGTGTCACTGAATCATCGTGTTCAAAACTTGACACTTCATTTAAGATAGCAGTAGTTGGACTTATTGTATCTCCTGCGTGGTCAAGTTTATATTGAGCTGTATCAGAGAATAATAATAATGTTTCATTAAATCCTACTGAGTGTTTCAATGTATTAACTTGTGTCCCTGAAGCCGCTATATCAATAGGGTCAGTATCTAAAACTTGTGTAACTGTTGTAGCAAAGAAATTAAAATAACTAGCATTTTCAGTTAAAATTAAATTTTCTCCTGATAACAGTCCTAATCTATTTTTATAATATGTTAAATTCTGTATTGTTTTACCTACAAATGAAGGATTAGGATTAGTGTCTGTAGCATCACCACAAACTCTATCTGTCCAATCTAATTTTTTAAATGTAAATGTACCATCATTATTATTAACCAATGCGTGAGGCATTGTAGTATCATCTAAACCTAAACTTGTTGCAGGTGCAATCGTTTCTGTCCACACACCTAGACCATCAAATTTAACATAGTAATCAGAAAGAGTATCTCCTTCATCACCTGTTACTTTAACGATAGTTCCTGTTTTTCCATAGTAAGGTAATTTTGTAAAATCTTGTATTGTATCTTTAATAGCGTACATCGCTGTATTACCTGAACCATCAGATGTACTTAATGTATAAGTTTTAGCTTGGTCAATAATTTTTCCGTAAATAACAGAATCAAATTGTTCAAAATTAAAATAAGTATTTATATCAGAAAAGTTTGATAATCCATTTGTAGATAATGTTGCTCCTGTATCTGTTCTAATTGTTTTAAAATCAATACCATTTGCACTAGAATTATAATGAGAACTTGCTTGTCCTAACATTAATATATCTGTTATTTTATTTGTATCTCTATATTTACTATCTGTAGAAGCATCATTTCCTGTAGGAATTTGAAATATACATTCTATTTCATAAGCCCAATCTTCGTGTTTTAATGCTACTTTATATTCTCTACCATAATTAGTTGATTTACAGTAGACGTGAAATTCCTCTAATTTTGCCGCAGTTGTTGTACTGTCAGCCGCAGGTGTAATTGACTTATTAACTATAAAAGTATAATCCGCAATATTAACCATACGGAAATCATTTTTAGGATTTGTAGAATTAAGGTAAGTATTACCATTAGGATAACTTACAGTTTTTTCATTACCTGCTAAATCATAAACTTTAACTCCATTATCATAGAACGCAACTAAATATCTATTTGACGCATCTCTTTGTATACTCCATATCTTAGCAGTATTAGGAAATACATTTGTAGAATCTAGTGTAGCTACATATTCTAAAGGTGGTCTCTTTGATAACCCATCTACAATGTTGTTTTGACAATTAACTTGGTCTTGACCTTGATTAATACCACGTTGTGAAGGGGTTTGTTGAGACATACCATTTAGAAAATTTGGTACGGATTGTGAAATCACTTGTCCCATTAGTAAGTCCTTCTAGTAGTCCTGTTTATGATTGAATAAGTATTCATATCACCTTCTAACATATTAGCATCAGCACTTCTGCTATCCGCTTGTCTAAAAGCGGCTAGTGCTTCTTGCTCATCATTTCCTGCCAATTCAGTAATTCCTTTATCTCCAATAAATCTTGAAGCAAAACGTCTAGCGGCTTTTGTTGCTATATATTGCCTTGCATATTCAGGGAGTTGTTCAAATTGTTGGACTAAGACTAAGTCCACTGTAGGTAGGGTTGTTGATGTTCCAAACACATCGGTATGGTCGTCCATATCATATAGAAAACCATTACGAATAACTAAATTTCTATCTCGGTATTGTGCAGAAGCATCGGCTTGTACGCAGTTAGATGGTAAAGGTACTTTATTGTCTGTATCTCTTGCGAGTGTATAAGCATAATGGGTATTAAAATTCCACCCCATTGATTGAACTGACATTGAAGTTTCATCTAAAATGTTTTTAGCGACAGATACATCGGTAGTTACTGTCCCTGTAATTGAGTTTACAGGAGCTTCTCCTATAACGCTCAACATTTGATTAACTGTTTGTAATTCAGTCGTAGGTGTAATTTGTGTTGCCATTATATTATATTATTATTGCTATTAATAAAATTATTGCAAAAGCAATACTTACTTTTTTATGTTCATTCCAAAAGTGTTTTACTTCTAACATAATTTCTGTTATTTTATTTATCATTATTGTTTATATATCCTCTCATTAAATTTACTAGAGGGGATTAAGCTCCCCCCTAGACTTTTATATTAAGATATTTTGATTGTCTTTTCTTTCTTCTCTTCAGGTAAATCCTGAATTAAAGAAATGTTTAGAACACCATCTTCTAACTTAACTTCTTTTACTTCCGTAAATTCAGCAAGTTTAAATGATTGTTCAAAAGACCTTTCACCAATACCTTTGTAAAGATAATCTTTCTCTTTACTTTCTTTCTTTCCTTTTACTTTTAAGACATTTTCTTTGACAGAAATTGTAAGGTCATCTTTTGAAAACCCTGCAACAGCCATTGAAATGTTATATATACCATCTGACATTTTTTCAATGTTATATGGCGGATAACCAACTGTCTTAAAACTTCTAAGCTCATCAAATAGGTCATCAAAACCTACCGAAAAAGCTCGGAATGGTGTTAAGTCTAGTGTCATATTTCCCCCTTTCTTAGGCGAGTTAATCAAGATACCCACTAGGCATATCTTGAAGTTATTATAAGTAGAAAAGGGGGACGTTAATCCCCCTAATCTATTAGTGTAATAAAGAAACTATTACGCTTCTTTAATTCCTACAGCCGCTTCAGGTCTAAGGACGCCGTGTCCCATAGCATATTTAGCGACCATTAATGTACCTTGTCTTCTGATGTCATATTCTGACTCAACAGCCAAGTCCATAAGTTTAACAGTACCAACTGCTGAAGGGTGAGATACAAGACCTTCATAGTTTGTCAGGTTCACAGATTGAGGTGTACCACCTGTAGCTGTTTGTCCTGCATCAACGTCTGAAGTTCCTACATCATCTTTCACAAAATGAGCCATAGGTACTAATTCAATACCTGCTATTTTTGTTACTTTACCTTCTGCGATTGAGCCTTTACCACTAAAGTCTACGTTAATAGCATTAGTTGCATTAGCTAACTTGTAGTACATTTCAGGGTCTAAGAAACATTTTCTACCTTCTGAAGGAACGTAGTTGTTATCTAAGTTTTTAGCACAGTCAAATAATGCTGTGATAAACCCATTAGCACTTGTAGCCGCAGTCGCATTAGCGATGTCGGTATTTGTCACAGTTGAACCTGCACCATATCCTGTATCAGATACGTTTGCGTTCGCTTGTGACGCTAAACCAATAGTTTGTAAAACGTGCTTGTCTTTAACGAAAGCTAAAGCTCTACCGATTTCAGCAGAGTATGCACTTCTTACGTCCCAATGATTTTTTGCTTCCTCAATGTTTGATAAAAACACTGAAGATATTAAAAGGTCATTAATTGTAATAACCTTTTCGTTGTGGTTTACATCAGAACCATTAATTTCTGCTCCTGCTGTATGATAAGCCGCATCAATTCTTCCCATTACTGGAAATGTTGCAGACTTCCCACTAGAGATAGAACGAACCATCTCTTGCCCTGTTGTCTTAGAAGCTCTGTCAAAAGAAGTAAGAACTTCTCCTGCAAAAACTTTTAGAAACAGTGCATCTTCTGTTCCCGAAGCATTTATC